CTCCTCCAACAGCTGTGCCGCCGATTACCTCAGCGACCAACTTGGCGGTTGGACCATGCCTACGAACTAGGGGATGGTCCTTGACCTTGTGCGCTAGCATGTGTGCAGCCAGCTTGGACCCGTGCCGGGCACGCGCGTGCGTCATGATTGCGTTCGCAACGTGAATGGCATCCTTTGAAACAGGACGGGGAACCTGGAGGTTCTCGCCATGCGTCCTGTTGACCTCGTATTGGGCAGTGTACAAGACCCTGATTATGTCGCCCTCCCTGAGGTCCGAGAGTTGGACAATCCACCGAGCCCTATGGCTAGCGATGGGTGTGGCCACCGTCGTGAAATGGCGGTAGACGGGGGTCTCACAGTTGGGACGCCACACCGAAGTGAACGTCCGGTTCGCATCAATAGCCTTCTCATGGTACTGAGGGCTCGAGCGGAAGGAGTTGTAGGCGGGAGCTTCCGAGGGGAGCTCGGAAAGGCAGATAGAAGAGGCAACCCCTTCGATCTCGCTCTGGCGCCCGGCGAACGAGATTTTGATGGCCGCTCCAGTGCAACGGGCCACGTCAGAACGCCTGGTGGAAGTGGTCGACGCCTTTATGGGAAAGTACGTCGTGTCGTTGTCCCAGAGCAGCAACTCATTGTCGGCGCTGACGCTGGGCGGGTTCATGTTGACACTAACATCCTGGGCCATGACTCCAAGAGATCCTGGGATCGCTCCCGATGAGCCAAGAGCCGGGGGCCCAATGAACCTGGCGTTGCCGGCAACCGACAGCGTCGTGAACGCGTAGTTGTCAGTTCCAGCGTTGTTGACCTCTGGAAACCCCTCGGGATACAACCAGAACGTGATTCCGGTGTTGCCGGCGCCGATGGTGATGTCCTGGGCTCCGGTGAGGATGATAGTGTTGCTGCTGCATGGCATGAGGTTCTCTGCCAAGACAGAAGGAGCCGGCTCGGCGGTGAACGGATTGTCAACCACGGCGGCGTAGGCATTGTCGGCCTCGGACAACACCGCCCTATGGGGAGCCTTCTTCAGGGACGAAGTCATCTCCCTGACATAAGTCATGGGCGTGGGTTGGATGGTCGGAACGCCACGGGTGGCGATGTTTGACCGTGTCTTGCTTTGAGCGATGCCGCCAGTGCGGCGTGCTGTACGTTTCTTGGCGGTTTTCTTAGCCATACTACGTAAAAAAGTTGACACGACGCTGCCAGTCTGGAGCAGTGTTTCCTCGCAGTCGAGGTCCACTCCAAGATCCTTCCTAAGCATGCTCGGGAACACTCTGAGCCTCACAGAGGCAGCAGGGGCAGTGCTCCACAGCAGCTCTTCATCGTGGACGATGTCTGACATCTCGATTTCATAGAAATCACAAAACCAGTCATATGTTTCCTGGTTCACCACGATGGGTTTGGTTGTTCCGGTTCGGAAAGCCGAGTAGGTGTTTTCATCATCAAACTCGGCACCCTCCGGCATTGGGTATGCCTGGGCACATTTCCTGACGTATGCGCCTATGACCGGAACGTCAGACAAACACGAGTAGGCGTGGTAAACACTTGCCAACTCGGCGTCAGTCCTGGGTTTGCCGATTGACCAACCCGCTCGGGCCAAGAATCTTCCAGGTTTTGGGATGCACCTTGGCCCGTCGGCTGTCGGAACAACCAACATGCTGCAGAACTCGGACCCTATGACGCCTTCAGTTATGACAACGTCACTCGAGTAACCGAGCTCCGCCCACGCTTCCACAACTGCCTCACGG